CGGCGCCGGCCCCCCCCGCCGCGCAGCGTGGCGGGGCGGATGCCCTTGTTATAGGCCGCCCGCCAATCAAATTTGCCTTGGTGCTTGCTTACATCAATAGCATGCTTCATGTGTTCCACTTCCTTTGTGTGTTGTACGCTGCTGTAGCTGCCCAATTTTACCGCGCTGCTGGCCGTCTCAAAATCGTTGTCCAGCCAGTTCAGCGGGTTGGTGCGGTTGCCTTTCCAGCGCACTTCAAAATGCAGGTGTGCACCGTAGCAGTTGCCGGTATTGCCGCTGTAGCCGATCAGCTGGCCCTCCTGCACCTGCTGACCCTGGGCCACGCAGAGCTTGCTCAGGTGGGCGTACAGCGTTTCCAATGTACCGTACTTGTAGGTTGCATGGCGCAGCTTGACCATGTTGCCGTAACTGTTGGTATCTCCCTGGGTGCGCTTGCCGTTCCAGTGGTACGCGATTGCAACCGTGCCACCCTCTGCGGCGTACACGGGGGTGCCAACGGCCGCGCGGAAATCCAGTGCCCGGTGCAGGCTGCCATCATTGTAGAGCCAGCCCGCGGTGATAATGTGCTGGGCCAGGGGCCAGCGGAGCAGGACGTCACCGTTTGAAAGTCTCATATCATATACCTCTCGTTACAATCGCGCTGATCGCCGTCAGTCCACTCGGCAGGCCAGTCAGTTTTCCGTTGCTGATGCTTAGGCTCAAACTGGTACTGCTTGGGCCGCCGTATATGGCGCCCTTGTGGTACTTGTCGCCCTCAAACGCGACCAGGCTCGTAGTCTGCTGGCCCCAGCCGCCGGAACTGGTCATGGTGCCGTAGCCCCAGATCTTGATTGCCCCGTCAGTGCGCTTAAAATTCACGCTGGGACTGGTGTCTGTGACGGCATATGCCTCAACGTTGTTATTGCTCTCGGCAGGCTCCGCAGTACCGGTAACGTTTACCCCCGCTGCACTCGTAAATGTTTTGCCTTTTGCAACATCCGCAGCAGTAGCGTTGCCAAAAAGAATAGCATCGGCTCCAAGCTTTATGTAACTGTTGTGCCGCATAATCTTGTCATCGTCAAAACAATGGATTTTTATGCTGATGTTATCGCTGTCGCTGTCACGCTTAATCGTGATCTCTTCATCGCCGGAGGTATAGTAACTTAGTGTTTCCCCTGCAAGGTATTCTGTCAGTTTGCCCGTAACTTTGGCCCCCTGCACATACGCCGTTTTGCCTTTTGCAATATCGCTCGCTGTCGCATCGGCGTCGGAGGTATCGGCGTCATTGGTGTTGGTACCGACAACTTTCAGCCCTGCCGCGGATGTCATGGTTTTGCCTTTTGCAACATCCGCAGCGGTAGCGTCGCCAAAAAGAGTAACATCGGCTCCAAGCTCTATGTAGCTACCGATCCGCATGATTTCGTCGTTGCCAATCCAGGGCATTTTTATGTTGATTAAATCCCTTTTGTCGGCACGTTTCAACGTGACATATTCAGAGCCCCAAGTAAAGTAGCTTTTTGTTTTCCCTTTGGCAGTCTCGTACAGCTTGCCCGTGATTTTTTTGCCCTGCACATACGCCGTTTTGTTCCTAGCAATATCTTCCTCCGTCGCCGTTGCATCGCTGGTATCCGTGCCGCTTGTGGCGGGGCGAGTGCCAGTGATCTGCATGCCGGTGGCATCGTGCGCAGTTACACCCTCCACCAGATCGCTGGGTGTCACGGTGTCGCCGGTCAGATCAATGGCGGTTTTATCATTGATAACAACCTTGTTTACGGCCATGCTCAACCCCCGATCGTCAGGGTTTGCCCGCCCGCGGCGTTATCAACGTATGTGGCCGGGATCGCCTGCACAGTAACTTGGGACAGGCAGTTATACGCTTTGTCGGGCAGCACAACCTGCTGCTCAAAGGTCGGCGTAACGCTCTTGGCCTGCGGCTTCATACCTTCGCTGCCGCTCATAGAGCCTTTCACGCCCAGGACCGTAACGCCCTCGCGGATATTTGTGGGCACCAGCTTGGCCTGTTCGGTCGCTGCGATGGTCACCCCGCCTGCGCCATCGTGGAAGCCCATGGGGATGGTGTACTTACCAGAAACGGTGCTGATTTCACCGTTGACTTCGCCGTTGTTGGGCATCGTGCCGGTCATTTTAGCGCCACGCGCGTAGAATGTTTTCCCGTTCAAAACCTCCGCCACAGCTGCGGTGGCATCGCTGGTATCCGCGTCTTTCGTGCTGGTACCGGTAATAGGGGCGCCGGACTTGTCGTGCGCCGTGATACCTTTGGCCAGCTTGTCCGGGGTTACAGTGTCTGCGGTAAGGTCCAGCTTAGTCTCCTTGCCAATAACCACCTTGTTTACGTATTTATTGGGCATTGTAGTATTCATCTCCTATTATCAGTGTGTAGCCGCTTGAATCGTTGGATACCTCGTACTGCGGTATCTTGCGGATTGTCACGTCTTTCTGCATCAGTTTTTTCGCCGTGGGCAAAACCTGCGCCGTAAACAACGGCGTGATGTCATACGGCCCGCTATACTCCGGCGCACTAACCACTGCGGTGCCGGTCACGTCCACCCGCACGGGTGCCGCTCCGGCAATGCGCACCGATACGGCGCTCTGTTGGGCCACTCGCACCTGGATCATGAGCCATCCGCCTCCTGGAATAAGGTCGGGCTCATTTTAAGAGCCAGGATCTCAGTCTGCGGCTGGTCAGTGCTGTCCCGCAATGTGATGCGGGTGTCCATGTACAGCGTCTCGCCGCCGAGAAATCTATAAGTTTCCGCCCGCGTCCAGGGAATAAGGATGATGTTCTGTCCTTCCTGCCGGGTGCAGTCATCCGGCCAGACGTTGGATTTAATGGCTGGGAAGCCCTTACAGCTCTTCTGTTTGAACACAAATTCGATCCGGCTTACCTCGTCCAGGCTCATGCCGATTTCAACCGGCAGCGCAAATTGCGTTCCCTGTTTCATTCGTTTTTCTCCTCAGCGCCTTAATTCGGCATTTTTTTCTTCCTCTGTTTTCGGAGTTTCGATGTTTGCCGCCGCGGCTTCTTCGGCTGCCATATTTTCACGCACGACGGCAAGCATGTTTTCGAGGATCAGCTCAGATACCGCAAAGGGGATTTTCGCTTCATTGATCGCGGCAATAATCTTGCGTTTGCACTCTTTAATGCGTTTGGTATCGGTCATGGTCTTTTCCTCCTTACAGCCGCGCGTTCACGGCATTTTTCAGCGTGGCAATGGCGGCCAGAACCTCTTCGTCCAGGGCTACAAAGGACCCCCGGTTGTTCTGGCTGGTGATGTTGCCATCACTGTCCAATTCGGTGTATGTGTAGCTCACGCGTTCGCCCTCAGCGGTCGTTACGATTGCCACGCCGGATAATTTCTTCATGTTGATCCCTCCGATTCATCCAATAATATGTCTGCGGTTTCATCTGCTCCGGTGTCCATAGCCAACAGGTCATCTGCGGCGGTGGTGCTTTTGTCCTGGGCGCGGGCAGCAGCGCTGGCGGCCAGCTCAATGCCTGCCGTTTCGCCTGCGGGGTAGCTGCTGTCACTGCGGTCGGCATAGCTGCCCTCATAGCCGCGCTGGGCGGCCATGCAGAGCCACACAAACTGCTGCCTCGGTGCACCGTGTACAATGGCGTACTGGCCGCAGTTTTCGGCCCAAATGTGCCCGGTGCCATCGCAATCCGTCAGCAGCCAGGCGGGCTGCCCGTGCTGGGCGATGGTCTCCGCATAGCGCGGGTCAAGGGCAATCAGGCACCAGCCTTCGGGGCCGCACTGGCCCTTGCCCCAGTCCGCAAAGGTCGGCAGCGGCGTCTCAAATGCGGCCATTTTCAGCGCGCCGAAGCTGGTAGGCACCACGCGGGATTTGCTGCCCCAAACGTCCAGATTGTGTACATTCAGTTTGCCGCTCACACCGACGCGCGTCGTATTAAAATCGGCGTCGCTGTCGTCGCTGCGGTTGTAGGTGATCTGCATCCCAACGTAAGATGTGGGGTTAAGTCCATTCACCCAGCCATAGCTCATGTACTTGCTGCTTGCGCCAAAATAGGACCGCCCAGCCTCCGAGTACAGCACGCCGGTCAGACCGATGCTGCCGGTGTTGATGGTGGCATACCAGGCAATGTGCCTGTTGTCGATGTACACACGCTCACCGGCCTCGGTGCCCATACGTATCCAGGCGTTGTCCAGATCGTACACGGTGGTGTAGTTGAGGTTATGCAGCTGCCCGGTGGTAATGTTTCCGCCGTTGATGATTGTCTTATCCTGGTTCCAGGTGCTCAAATCCGAAAATGTCACCACGCCGGATAGGTTGATCTGTGCGCTGGTGATCTCTGTTCCGCCTGCCGTCAGCTTGATGGTGCTGCTGGTTCCGCTTGTGCTGGCCGTCAGTTTAATTTCGCCCACCGTCTGCTTGATCTCGGTTTTGGTTTCGTTGGCGGTCAGATAGTCGCCGGTGCTGGCAGTCCAAGCGGTCGGGGCATTGCCCATCTGCACCATGGGGTGCATGATGGTCAGATCGTTGGTAACGGTGGCGTTGTCGTTGGCTGTGCTTACAAACAGACCGTCTGCATAGCCGTCCGCGGTCGCCGTGAACGCCGCCCAGCGCAGCTTCCAGCCGTTATCCAGCGCAATGTCCTGCTGGGCCTGCTTGAACGCGGAGCCGTAATAACTTTTTGCGCCGCTGCTGTTCTTGGTCTCGAACTGCAAAAACAGGCTGTCCGTGCCGGAGTTGAGCTTGTACAGTACCGATGCACAATAGGTCATGCCTTTTGCAATAACCAGTGACTTATCCGCACCAAAGTGGAAGCGGGTGTTCCGCGCCTTATTGGTCACTCGGACGGATTCACCGCTGATCGTGTATGTTCCTTTTTTGCTCAGGTCATTGCCGCCTGCATCCAGGGTCGCATTGTTCCAGTCGTCGGTGCCCACAATAATATTGTTGCCGCCGGTGATCCGCTGCGTTACCGTCTGGGTAATGCTGTCGGCTTTCTGGTCAATCGCGGATACTGATTCTTTAACGGTTTTGAATTCCCGCTTTGTGCTGTCCAGGTCGTTGGAAATGGTTGTGGTGGTCTCTTTCAGGCTGCGGACTTCCGTTTTGATTTCATCCGCCGATTGGGAGATCAGGCTTTTGGCGTTTTCCTCTGTTATGTAGTCCCCGCTGCTAGCTGTCCATGCGGTCGGCGCATTGCCGTATTGCAGCATGGGGTGCAACAGTTCAAACTTGTTGGTGTAGTTGCCGCCATACCCCGCCCTTATGCTGCCGCAGCCAAGCTCGACCGTTTTCAGAATACCGGTGCTGCTGGGTGTCCAGGTGCCATACCGCAGCACCCAGCCGTCTGTCTGCTTAATTTCAATCTGGTTTTCGGTTGTTATGCTGGTATAGTAAGAATTTCCGTTGTCGGCGGCATATATAAGGCTCAGGCACAACCCGTCGGTGCCGGAAATTGGCTTGTACATGACGGACAGGCACAGGGTAACGCCTTTGGTAATGCGAGCGTCACCGGTATTGAAAATAAAATACCGATTGGAGTTTGCGTTTGTCACGGTCGCGCTGCCGGTATCGTTGTACGTGACCGAACTGCCGCTGACCGCGTTGCCTTGCAGCTTGGCGTTCTTGAAGCTCTCACTGCCCAGGATCAGGTTGCCGCCGCCGGTGATTTTGGTGTCTTTTTTTACCTCAGAGGAAAGCCCGTCCACCGTTGCTTTCAGGTCGGTGTACTTGCCAGTCAGGTCGCTGGCCTTTACTTCCAGGCCGTCCACGCTGGTCTTGATCTCCAGCATTTTGCCGGTCAGGTTCTTGTAGCTCTGGCTGTTCACGGCACTGGAACTTTCCCGGCTGGCGCTGCCCACGCTTTCAAAGCTTGCCTTGCCGGAGGAGATTGTGGCGCTCATCAGGTAGGTGTCGAACTCCCGCCCGCGTGCGTCCTTAACGTGCACGATCTGCCCGCAGGCAAGGCCGG